CTTGAGCACAACGTTCTTCAATCTCAGATTGTTCTTCCCGATAAACTTCTAACTTACCTTGCATCTTTGCAATGTCGGGTGATTCATCAAGACGTTGAATTTCCAATTGAATCTTTGAGATTGATTTTTCATTACGGGAAATCCTATCTCGCAACCTGCTAATGTTGTGCATGTTATCTTTTAACTTGTTCTCTCGTTTGACAAGAACCTCTAATTGATTATTAGTAGAAATAATTTTTTGCTGGAGCTTTATACATCCAGTATCAAATTGTTCAGAATTATTACGAAGCTCGGATAATTTCCGATCTTTGAACTCACTATCAATAATCTGATCACATGTAGGGCAAGTATCATTCTCTGTAAAGAATGCAATATCCTTTTGAGTATAATAAAATCTATTCTGAAGTTTATTCAAGATAGCATTTGCATTTTTTAGATCTTTCTGAAGATTCTTGACATCGACAATTTCAGTATGAATATCTAAATTTTCTAGTTCAAAGATATTGATGTCTTTAGTATACTCAAAGACTTCTTCTTCCAGAACAGAAATATCTTTAATCTTCAAATCAATCTCACCCACATTCGTTGTTTGCGAATTGCGAATATGATCCTCCTGCATTCTGACCTTAGTCTCTGCTGCCTTTAATTCATATCCACATTCTCTTTGCTTTTCTAAAACCTGGCGAAGTCTATCTTTTAGGAGAACATTCATTGTAGAAAAGATTTGAATGTCCAGAATATCTTCAATGACTTCTCTCCTATATGCAGGAGTTAACTGCATGAACGGAACGAATGTCGATGATCCCAGAATTACTACCTGAGTAAAAGACTTGAAGTTCATCTTTAGAACATTTTGTTCTAACCACTTTTGTTGGTCTGACGCAGCTGCAACTTGATCTACAAAGACATCATCTCTATAGATTTCAAATTTGTTTGGTTTAATACCTCTATTGATTCTCCATACGACATTACCAATCGTAAATTTAATCTCAACTACACATTCCTTTTCGTTGATACTATTGACAAGTTGTGGTTTGTTGATCTTACGGAATGGTTTGTTAAACAAAACAAAACAAATAGCGTCAAGGAGAGTTGACTTCCCAGCACCGTTTGATCCCTGAACCAAAGTCGAAGGACTTGTATCCAGATCTAGTTGTGTAAATTGATTTCCAGTAGAGAGAAAATTTTTCCAGCGAATCGTGTTAAAAGTAATCATGTAGGGGGAATTACAATGTCATCAGGTTTGATATAGCAATAACTATATCCATAATTACTGCAGTTCTGTGCGATGAGTTCTTCATCTACCTCAGTAATTTCTAGGTCTTCATCAAAATCTTCTGCTTCTAAAAGTCCATGATAGCGAATAGCGTCATCTTCTTCCTCAAAAATTTGAACGACTTTTATTCCGTTCTTGTTTTTTACGGCATAAACACCGCCATGTCTCTTGGATACTAGTATATACATTAGACCTCGCAAGCTTCTAGATAAAGGGATCTTACTGTGGACTTGATAGATTCTTTGTTAGCGTTTAACTCTATATCATCTATGTATTTGTCCAACATGGTCATAGTATCTTCGGTTTCTACATCATCAGATACCTCTCCATATTCTACAGATAGATCCTCGATAATTTTAAGATCTGCAACCTCTACATCATACAACATCTTGATCAGTCTGTCAAACTTTAGTTGATCCTGTTTATCTTCAACAATTACTTTGACATACTTGCCTTGATATTCACTAAGATCTGTCCAATCCGTAGCATCCCTATAAAAGATTTTTTCAAACATATTATAAGGATTTTTAACGTATTCAAGTTCTAGATTGTCAGTATCTAGAATATGAAATCCCCTAGTTGCTTTATAATCGTTCCAATACAACTGGTATGGATTTCCGAGGTAATAAACATTACCCTTTGATGACTTTGTATGAAAATGTCCTGAAAGGACTTTCTCAAATTTAGCGAACGGTTCAGTAGATATTCCATGTTCCATTACAATGCCAGGGACGCTCTCAAAACCAGTAAACTCAAGATGGCCCACACAGAGAGTTGAAGTAGATTGTTCCAGAAGTTCGTAAACTCTGGATCGATTGTCATCACATATCCAAGGGATGCCAAGTACAGGCAAAGAACCAAGAAGGAATTCACCAGGGCTATCCACAATCTGAATGTTCCCATACTCTCCCAAGAGGAGAGATGGGGCATTAATTCGGAGAGTGTTTTTATAGTAGATATCATGGTTTCCTACGAGCATGGTCATCTTTACACCCAGTTTTTGCAACGGGGTAAACCACATTTCTTTCGCTGCTTCCAGCGAACTAAAATTAACAGATTTACGACGATCAAAAGTATCACCCAGGCAAAGAACTTGCCTAATTTTATTCTTCTTAATGTAAGGAATAACTACCTTGGAATAAAATTGTCGGTAATACTCAACATAAATTTGTGAGTCATTACGAACACCAAAGTGCTGATCAGTGATAACAAGTACTTTCATAATTAATAGCGAGTGCTGTATTGAATGTTAGATTTGATTTGGTTGTAATCGGCCTCATACCCATATTGATCTGAAGAAAACACTTCTTCAAACCCATTCTTTTCAATTAATTTGTCTTTGATATCCATCTGACGTTTTTCTTTTGCGATCCTTCGAAGGAAAGCAAAATATATAACTTGAGTAAAATAAGCAAATGGATTACTTGATTTCTGTGGATCGAAGTTGTCAATGTATTGAAGACAATTTTCTATACCATCACAAATCATATCATCTTTATACATGTAATTGATAAAGTTTGGACGATAGGATAAATGAGTAGCAATCTTTAGAAAACATTCGCCAATGTAATTTCCAACCTTTGGTTTTGGTTGACCATTAAGTTCTGCAACTTCAACACTTTTACGATATTGAACAAGAGCACGTAGAAACTCTTTATTGTCTAGATAGTGTTGCTTTTTTCGTTCTTTCATAGGTTCTATAGATTTGTTAATATCATAACAAACGCAAATAGGTTTGTCAAGGGGGTTGACAAACCTCTTCAAAATCACTATAATCAACTCTGTAAGGGTTGATAAATTATTTAAGACTAGCTCTTTTTAAATATATCTTCTAATCTTTTTCTTAAATCATTTACTGTACCCATGTGACCCATATCAGAATCTATATCTACTTGTCTATCATCATTATTATCCAGTCGTTCTTTAGTCAAGAATAATTCATACATACCAATTAATTCTGGAGATAGACCAGCAATAGTAATAATATCTTTCTCTCTTAAAACATAGAAAGCTTCATCTGAGAAATGCATCCATTTGTTGAATCCTACTCCTTTAATCATTTTATCGTTTACATTCTTTGTTAGAATATTTACTTCTAAAGGATCTGAAACATAGATCAAAGTTTCACGACTACCATTATCGGTTTCTTCCGTAGCAAAACCTTTCCCTATAACTTGTTCACCTGAAACAAGTTTAGCGATAAAATAAAATTCTTCATCATGACGGATGTAGTTAATCATAGGATTCTTTTAAGCGAACTTCTATTATTTCATAATCAAATTTTTCTTCATTGTATATCTTAACTCTTTCAACTAAATGGTTTAGGGTAAAGTTTTTCAAATTGTTATTAGAAATATCATCAGCAATATCATAAAGAGTTGCTTGATTTTTGTTCTCCCCTTTTCGGAGAACACGACCTATAGACTGGAGATTACGAACACGAGATTTAGAAGGTGATGCAAAAATAATATTATGGAGATTACGAATATTGACTCCAGTAGAGAAAGTTCCATAACTAGCGACAATGATGGCATCTTTTTCTTGCTCACATATTTGTCTGGCTTTTTCTCTATCTTCAGTCTTTACACGACCATGAATAAAAAATATTTTTCGTTTATCACCCACACTATTATTTATCAAATTGTAAAGCACCTCTCCATGAAACTCGACATAATTGAAGAGTACTAGGGTATTTCCTCGCATATCTCGACATAAATTACGAATTAACTTATTTCGACCAGGATGTGAAATGATGTATTCAATCTCATGGTGATATGATTCAAATTTAACAAACTTGTGCTTTAGAAGAAGTACTTTAATTTTTAGTCTGCTAAGATGACCCTGCTGCATCAGTTCATTGGTTTTAGTGACTTGATTGCATCTACCAAAGATACCCTCTAGAACTAACTTGTTTGTATGACTACCATCTAAAGTTCCTGTGAATCCGATACGATATTTACAATCATGCATCTTGGTCATGATTCCAGTTAAAGACTTTGCTTTTGCTAGATGTGCTTCGTCAACAATAACTACGTCAAATTCTTTAAACCATTTTCTATCTTCTTTATAGATTGACTGCCAGGTTGTAATAACAACTTCTGCATCCACGCCATACTTTTCTTTGCCCGCATAGATCTTATGGCAGTATGCAGAGGCATTCCATCCATAATCTTCAAAGTCCTTATACATCTGCTCTACTAGTGATGTAGTTGGAACAACAAGGAGGACTTTTCTACGAGCATTCAAATGGTATCGAATGATAGAATAAATCATCAAAGACTTACCAGATGCAGTTGGAGAAAGAAGTAATCTTCGGTTGTATTTTAGTGCTTCGTAAATTGCTCTATATTGATAATCTCTTGGTTTGTGAGGTATGCCAAGGGACTTTACAAAATCAACTATACCTTCGGGAGAAACTAGTTCATTGATTTCATGAGGATGACCATAGAAGTCGCAGTCAGAGTGTTCATAACTATACCCTCTTTCATTACACCACTCTTCCAAATAATCTACGAGACCACAATATAACTCTCCTGTTCCTGGAGAGTAGAGTCTGATTTTTCCATCCCAAACCTTATTACGATACTGAGGCATGTATCTGGCATTGGGTACGTCATAGGTAAAGTATTCGGCTAATTCAACATTAATATGTGGTTCAGTTATAATTTTTAAATAAACTTCGTTCTTCTTACGAATCTTCAAATCCATTCTATACTCCCGATTTAAATCTCTCCCATTCGATTGCATTCTTAATTTGATAGGAGCGATTACTTACCATTTTTAAAATGCTATCAAGATAAGTGAGTATCTGTTCTATGTAGTCTAGTTTGTACTGTGCCTTTTGAATGTCCTCATCAGCATCGATGAACATTTCAACTTCATCTTTAGTGGTTAACTTCAGATCAAACGGAACATCTTTATAGATTTCTTTAGGTGCCTTGCCTTTGTAATACTTCCACTTATCACGAACAAGTGTCCTGAGTTTGTATTGGTTTTCTCTTTTCATCAGAGAAAATGTGTTGTACAACTCAAAGTATTTCATGTGCAATTGTGGAACACGGAGAGATTCTTCGCAAAGAAGATCGGCATCCATCTCAGAATCTTTCTTCCACATTTCCTGTATCTGTTCTAGATTCATAATAAAGTCTCAAGTAATAATATTATATCATGTTCCCGTTGGATTCCAATCACTCATAGTTCTTCTTTCATTAGTCATTGTTCTAATTTCATATCTTGTATATGCAAAACTAACAGTAGCAGTCATAAAACTATTATCACTTACTGTTGCATCAAAATCTATAGTTGTTAGTGATGTTGGAAACATCGACATAAAAACAACTTTAAAATTATTTGTTAAACTGTTTGTTAATACTTCAAGAGTTCCATCACTAAAGATATCTCTCAACCAAGTAATATTTGTAGCATCTTCAAATGCTGCTCTTTCTCTAAAACGTTCAGGAACACCCATGGCTCTCATCCAGTTATGTATTTCAAGATAATTTTCTAGATTTTCATCAATCAAAAATTGCAAATCTAAATTGCCGTATCTGAAATTACCTTCGATTGGATACTTTAAAAATGGTGTATCAATACGAACATCACCAACATCTATTTGTGGAATGCTTGCTGTTTGACATAGGTACGAACTCTTTGGAGCCTTCTCAATTGTAAATTTAAAACCAATTGGAGACAAATAATTATTGTTTTGTATTTTTTGTTCATACCAATTGGCGGCCATGTCAACTTCCCAAGCTACTTATTATTTATCCAATAAAAAAGGGACCCCTCAGGGTCCCCAGAAAAATGTGAATGACTCACATTAGGTTGTCTACAAGTACACGTCTGTAGTATACGTTTGCGTTTGCGGTGAGAGCACCAGCACCCTGGGTTAGACCCTCTGCGAATGGGTTTGCAACCATTCCATAGCGGGTCTTGAATCCGATCTTGGGTTGGAAAGTGTCCTGACCAACGGCACGTACCATCTGGAGAGGTACATATGGGCAATAGAAGAGACCTGCATCATAAGCAGACGAACCCTTATAACCCATCACGAAGAAGTGACGGT